TTTCACCACAAGCCTCAAAGTGTTTATTGAAATCTTCCCAGTACTCTTTTACGTAGTGTACTGGTTTGTATGTGTCCAATATTTCATCATCAACAATTTGTGGTGCGCCTTCATAAATGCCTGTTTCATTTTGTTTATCACCAGGAATCCAATAGGCCTCATCGTCCCATGTATGAATGTAGATATCAGGATTGTATCGGTCAATGATCTTTTCTTTGAAATTAGGAAACACCTCTTTCCAACAACGGAGGTGTCCTGTCAATACGACTGCAACTTTCATTTATGGTTCTCCAAGAAGTAATTCAAATCTTCTGGAGTACCGATGCCCCACATTTTAGGAACATCTTTAACACGAATTTTTTTGCCATCAGCGATTGCTTCATTGAATACTGGACACACATAGAATTCTCTGTTGGTACGAATATCCTTCTCAATCATTTGTTCAGCATACTTAACATAATCAGAACCTTTTTTCCAATAGTAGATACCGACAGTTGCGATATCCGAAATTGGATTCTTCTCTGCTACCTCTGTGACAAAGCCGTCATCTCCGAGTTTTGCGAATGACCACTTTGGATGGGTTGCCCTAAAGGTAACAATACCACCATCAACACCGTCAGCAGTAAAAGCATAGAGACATTCATTTGAGTTCCACTCCACATATTGGTCTGAGTTTGCCATCAACAATGGCTCATCGTTGTTGATGAGTTCTTTAGCTAACAGCGTTGTACATGCTGCGCCTTCTGTCAAACTATTAACCTGTACGATATCACAACCAGGTGAAATTAAGTTCAACAACTGTTTTAGGTTATATTTATCGTAGTGATTTTTTTGTACGATATAGATGAAGTGTGCCTCAACATTTAAGTTCTCAGTCACAACTTGAATCATTGGTTTGCCATTAACTTCAATCAATGGTTTGGGAAATGTATAACCAGCTGCTGCGAATCTACTACCAGCGCCAGCCATAGGAATTAGTACGTTCATTTTCTTATCTCTCCATGGTATCATTTTCTTAATTACACCGTTAAGTGTATCGATTGCTTCATCAATTTTTTCCATCGTCAAGTCATGTGAATCTTTAACTGGAACCAAGTGGGCACCAGAATCTAGTGCGCCTTGGCGGCCAATGTGACTGTCTTCAATGATAACTGTATTTTTAGGAAGTACATCCAATGCGGTCATACATTGCCAGTACATCTCTGGATATGGTTTAGTTCGTTTCACATCTTCATTGGAGACATAATAGTCAACATATTCCATCACACCAATAGACAATAGTGCAAGTTTAACTGTTTCACGAATAGAATTACTTGCGATAGCAATCTTAATTCCACCCATGCTCAACTTGGCAAACATTTGCCTAAGTCTGTTGTTCTTTGGGAATTGCCTAATCAGGTTGAATGTTGCTGTTTGTTTATCTTGCCAAATCTGATTGAAATACTTGCGGTCAAGTCCTTTTTTTTCAGACAACATCTCAAGTTTCTTTGTGGTGTTTAGGCCATCATATAGACTCAAGTGTTCTTCACGTGTGATAACAAACTTATCACCAACTCTACTCAGAGCAGCATTCAATGCTTCATAGTGTAGTTCACGGGATTCAATCAATACACCATCAAGGTCGAAAATTACTAATTTATTTTGCATCTCTATGCCACTTATTATGTTTCACAATACTGTTACCATTACATTTCACCACATATCTATTACGCACTCGGAGAGACCATTCAACATCTTCAGCCTGTCCGTGTGTGAGTTCTTCATTGAATGGATTATCTAATGCGACTTGTTTTTTCACCAGAAAGTATCCACCAGATATGTACATATAGTTAGTACGTGACCAATCATCATGTCTCAATGCTGTATAACGTGGAAATACAGGATCATCCCATGTAACCCAATCAGTGAAGTGTCTCTTGTCATTGATGAGTAGTTGTTTATTAGAACAGATATGCCATTCTTCACCAAACTCCAAGAAGTTCTTGTACCAATCTTTGTCAAACACATAGTAGTCGTGCATCAATACGATGTTGTCATACTTGGCTGATTGTACAATGGTGTTTTTCTTGCGTGTTACCCAACCAGGTTGCTGAGTCTCATCAAAATAGATATGTGTTACATCAACCATATCTTCTTTCTTCTCACCACCAATAATTAAAATTTCATATTCAGGTATTTGTAGTGACCTGATAGAGGATATTACTTCGTTGATTTGCTGTTGATTAGAATAGTCTGTTGTTATACCAAAAGTTATTTTCATATTAATTTCAAAATGTCATTTACTGTGTTTTTAATCAAATGGGCGTTCATCACATATTCATATGCATCATCAAGTTTGGATTGTGGCACACCTTTAAAATCAATCATATATTCACGCAGAACAGAATCATTATTATAGGTGAAACCGAAATCTTTCAATACTTTGGCACCTGCAATGCTGCGTGATGCCCATGCTGTTCTATTCAACATTGATTCCAAAAGAACCAATCCAAATCCTTCTGAGTGTGAGTGCATGATGTAAAGATCGGCATCTCTGATGGCAGACATAACATCGTTGCGGTCATCAATCATCATTACTTTTACATTTTCAGAATCTGGCGGCATAATATCGTGACGATTATCATAACCAGTCAGTACAAGTGTAATATCATCACGGCCGACAGCATTAAATGTTGTAATCAATTCGTGAAATGCTTTGTTAGGCCAGAATCCACCGCATGACAAGAACATATATGGTGTTGTGATTCCATGTTTTTCACGAAATCCAGTTACACCAGTAGAAATGTTTGCATCAATGCCATGTGATACACGAACCGATTTATCACGATGGCCGTGTTTGACTGTTGAGTCCCAATCTTCTTTCGTAGAACATCCAATGTACTTAACATGTTTCATTGCATGTTGATACACAGCGCTATCAGATGGTTTAATCAACATGAATAACATTGGTGAAGGAATTCTTTGTGAGTTCATCAGTGCAACATCTTGTACACCAACATCACCACCATGAACAACAATCAAATCAAAGAGTTCTGAACCCATAATCTGAAAGTCACTTGTTACTTTAACTCCGTTCAAATCACCTTTGTGTTCACCTGCAAGTACGGTTACATCATGTCCTCGGCTGAATGTTTCTTCGGCCATATCACGCACATAATTTTCAGAACCACCAGGATACGGAGCATATCGGTGAACAACATATAATATCTTAGCCATATTTTGCTTCAATAATCTTTCGCCATGCAGGCACTCTATCATATTGGTGAACGATCACATACTCTTTATTCTGTGATGTTACTACTTTATCTAGTTCCATATGTGGAGATGGTTCTAACAAAAATGGTCTAAACTGGTCGACCTTACTTGGGTCGGCAGTTGTGCCAAGTTGACATGCCCATGCATCTTCTGATTTTGTATATCGACAAGTTGACTTATATGGTTCTTGTGAAATCAGAAAGTTGAATGTGGACTGGTCACAAATTGGAATTGGTTTGTTGAGAGAAGATGAAAATATGTTCAAGCACAAATCACGCATCGCTACACCACGGCCAGCTAATACACCAACATTGTAAATAGGATTGTCTTTGAACCTATCATAGATGAATTGACCATAAGTTTCCAACAAGTTTTGGTTACCCCATGGTTCATCTTTGTACAAAATGCTTTCAGAGGAGAACATCAACAGTTGGCGTTGACCCATATGTTTCTCAATGTGTTTGAATGGGTCACTTTGGAAAATAACATCTTTAACGTCAGTTGTGATAACATAACGATGCTCGTTCTGTGACAAGTAATTATAGATGTGTAGAAATCTTTCAACATGTACCATAATATTGGACTGATAAACAAGGTTGCCTTGTTCGTCCTGTTTGAATCCGATAATTGTGAATCCTGTATCAGTGACTTTTTGTATTGTCTCTTTATCGGCATTCATCATAATCAAAACTTTATCACCAGTAAAACCTGACTGATTGATAGAGTTAACCCAATATTTAATTGTGTCCCATTTATAACCGGTGGAACATCCGATAATCAAATCTTTCATAATAAATCTCCTCGTACAATTATATAGTTAATCTCTGGTCAAAGCAAGTATTTTTTGTATTTGTGCCTCTAATGTTTCTTTACGATTAGGCCACTTGATGATTGGTTGATCGGCAGTCTTTAACAACTTGGTCAAAAACGGCATGATTAGTTTTTCTACCTGTTGCAGGCGTTCTTTGTATTCTTGTACCGTATCGTCTTTTTCGGCAATAACGGAATTGTATTCTTCTTCATCTGTTGCCGTGAAACCAAAGTCATCATCGGCATACTCTTCCATTATTGCGGTTAAATCATATTTTTTGCTTGCCATATTATGCTAGTGGGTTAGTTGGCCAAACAACATCATCTAATGAAGTGTACACATTTGTGATATCTCTGAGGGCTTGGCGATACATTAGTACATCAGCAAATTTCTGTTCTGTTATTGAATGTGCCACATTGATTGTAGTTTCTTCCTGCCATCTTGTCAAGACCCAATCTGTGGCAAATAACAAAGCATCTCTTTGATCTCTTAGTGTCGGTACATATACTGGCGGTTGGTTGGCCAAATCAGCAATAGCAGATTGTTCAATTGCTGTAATATTATTTGCGATCCATTGAATTTCAGGCAAATCAGAACCGGAGAACATTTCTCCATTCAATCTTTCAACTACAAAAATATTTCGGTCAGGTTCATAAGACAAAATGCGAGTTGTTTCACCAAATGGATATCCACTTGTGTCTAAAAATATCTGCGGCGTTGAAAACAAATAATTAACATCATTAAATCGGCAAGATATTGAGCCGTTGTGTAAATCAATTGATAAGTAATTTTGTAACATTATAAGTTATCCTTAAGGTATATATTGAATAAACGCTAGTTTAATTGAACCAGGTTCATAGGCAGAAACTGTAGCTGTTCCAGTAACGGTGTGGGTGTGAGAATATGAAGCACTTTGGTGGCCAGTGGTGCCGGCCGGAACACTGCTGGATGTATTTGTTGTTGTGGCGTGGGTGTGTGTCCAACTCGAACTGGTGGATGAAGAAGCAACTGTGACGGTATTTGTTGTTGTTGTATCGTGAGCAGTAGCACTTGAATTGGAGTAACCTAAGAAAAATGTGCTCATGTTAACCGTACCGGCAGTACCGTCACAAACTTTCCAATATGATGGTAATGATGAAAGTGTTCCATCAAACATCACAATAGTATTTGAGTATGCTTTATCGGCTGATGCTGCAATCCACATCTTATTAATTTTGCCATTGATTCGATTTAGTCGAATATTGTTAGAAACACCTGGATGAGTGTGTGCTTGTCCTGTGGTAGAACCTGGATTAAATAACTGGCCAGGTGGAGAACCACTACTTCTTTGGCCACCAAGAAGGTGAGAGTGAGTACCAGATGATCCAGAAGTTGCAGATACGTCTATTGCTACGTTTGCATAATCAGTAGGTGTGGATGCATCACCTTTAATATATCTAAAATCGGTTGAAGCAACTTTTTGACTCCAAGAAACACCACGATTTGAATCATTAATGTGTATTGTATTTGTTGGAAAAGTAGTTTGATCTGTTGATGCCTTCAACAAAGTCACACCCGTTGAAAATGGTCTTGCGGCCGTACTGCTTGACGAATATGATAATGAGTGTGAGTGGTCACCAGCTGGATTGGATGTTACAGCTGTAATGCCACCCGCAGTCAGTGATTGTGTAAATTTATAACCAGTTGATGCGGTGTGAGCGCCAGTTGTAGAAATAGACATAGAAAATGACCAAGAACCAACGGAAGCTACAGCAGTCGTAGCAATCTCACCTTGAGTTGCGGTGCCTTTAATATACAAATCATCAGCAGCTGCGTATCGAGACCAACCAGAAATTGCTGGATTGGTGCCATTGTACATGATGATTGCACCAGCAGGAATAACTGGATTTATAGTGATGCCGGTTGCTGAAGCGCTGACAGCAGCAATACTATTTGTTGCTGTTACTGTACATGAAATGATTGAGCCAATATCAGCAGAAATAATTGTGTATGTATTTGCTGTTTCTCCTGAGATTGCAGATGCACCTTTATACCATTGATAGGCATATGTGATTACTTCTTTTCCTGTCCAAGTAC